CTCGAGAGAAGCATGATTTGGGTATAGCACATTCAACATTGAGTTTATAGAATTCTTCTTAGACTCATCCTTTGAGACCTTCTTGACACCTGCTGAAAGAAACTCTTTGTAGGTGGATTTTGTGAAAGCCTCAACTTGTTCCACTTCCCCTGTGTCTAGGTTGAAACATTCCTGATTTTGGAAAGGGCTTGTCCAGGCCTTTGCAGTTCTGAAGGCAGCCAATCGACCAATGTATATCGCGGGTGATGTCCTTCTTAGGCTTTCAGAGGCACCCTTAGTGTAGAGCTTGGCCTGAATGCACTTCACCGTTTCATCAATTGTCTCGGGACCCCGGATCATTGTGAATGGGTTGTTGTCAAAGTATTCCTTCAGTTCTTCAGGATTAGCACCAACTCTTTTCCTCATGTTTGCAAGCTGTTTCACCAGACCTTGATTTATTCCAAAGTGATCTTTCTTCATGAGTGGAGTGTCATCGTTTGGAAACATTTCTGTCATTTCCTGCTTTGATATCTCACTGTATAAGAGTGACACGGCATTTGTAACTCCATGGTTCTTTATCAGTCTGTAATTGTAATATTCTGGACCAACAATGTCTTGCAAATCAATGTCGTATGTTGGATAAACGCCAAAGTCATAAGGTATTTCAGCCCATTTGACGCCCAAACATTCTCTCAAATCATTTTCTGCACCTACATTGGTAGCAAAGATTTTGTAAAAGTGTCTTTTGTTTAGCATGTGAGCATATGCACAGATTATTGAAGAACAACCATTTTCTCTCATTTGTCTAATTCTTCCATAGGACTCGTTGACGAATGAAGTGCAGGATGTTGTCCCTATTGTGTCTGTTGCAGCCATGGAAAACTTGACGGTTGGCGATAGTGTTTCAAGATTAGCCATAAAAGCAGAGTTCAGTTCATACATCACATGTCCGCTTGCAGATTTAACAGAAAGCTCCATTGAGTGTAGGCGTTCTGATGCTCTTTCACACTGACCGAATAATAGATATTGGTAATAAGCGTCATTGTGTGACATGTCCATTGCAATAATACTTCCTTTGTCATCTGATCCCACTCTAGTTTTCCATTTTATGTGGCAATCCTTCCCAAGTTGTCTAAGTGCAGATTTAAATAGCGCATCTCTGAGGCTGAGGCATGACAAAGCAAGAACTGTGGAACTATAATGAGGTATTCCTTGACACATGTTTGAATGGTTGACAAAATAAGTTTTGCCTTTGGATAGGT